CGACAGAAGGACGATCAATTCCGGTCGTATGGGGTACAGACCTTCAGCGCGCGCCAAACATTATCTGGTGGGGCGATCAGCGCGAAGTGCGTAGAAACAACATCTGGCGCTACTTCGTTGGAATTGCGTGGGCATTAGCACATGGAGCGCCGGTACTGAAGTCCATCATCGTCAATGAAAAAGTTATCTGGACGGGCGCTCTAACGCACGGGCAGGAACTTTTTCTTAATTTGCCAAACCTGTTTGGTCAGGCTGGAGGTGGTATCGTCTGGGATTTAAAGTACTATCAGGGAAACGGCACGCCCGGCGCTGATCCGTATCTAGCCTCACGAGTATCAGGCTATCCCGATCATCGGCGCGTTGCCTACCTGGTGTCACGCGGCCCGGCGACATGGACTTCAGACAGTAACTGGAAGGGCTTTGTCGGCAATTCGCCAAATCTGCCAACGGTGGAGTTTGAATTACAGCGATTCCCAAGCACAGTTACACCGCCGTCCAGCATGTCCATCGGGACGCTGAACGCCTCGACCACACAGACGGGTGCGAACCCTCCGGAGTGGTTCACCAGCGACTTCTGGGTCGCGCGCGGCGATCAATATTCATCAACCGACGGCTGGAATAACGTTGACAAGTATCTTCAGGCAACCAAAAGAATCGTTGACGCAACGGTTGAAAACGGTTTTTCTATCGGCATCGGCTCGCCGTACGCTAACCTGCCAGACCGCCCCAATACAATCACCTTTGACTTGTGGGTGAACTATCTGCCGCCACACACCGGGCGCGTCAGGTTGCAGCTCGCTTCCGGCGCTGGCGCAATAATATGCATTATCCCGAACGAGCTTTTGACGCCGAACGACTGGAGCGAAATAACCATCCCGCTAACCACACAGTGGCCTTGGCGCAAAAACGACGCTTACACCGGGCCGTTGGCAACGCAAGCGGAAATTGACGCGCGCGCAAAAAACCTCAACGCGGTACAGGGTATCAAGGTGCTGATCAACGACATGCTCAACGCGCCGCAGGGGGACTTCACGGCGCGCATCAGGCAGTTCTGGTTTGACAAGCCCGACTCTCCAGCAATCGGCGGTGATGCCAACCCAATCTGGATTCTGTACGAGGCGCTGACGAATAGCGTGTGGGGATGCGGCGTTGACCCAGCAGACGCCTTTGAGGGAATTGATGACGCTTCATTCCAATCGGCTGCCAACCAGGTGGCGGCTGAAGGGTTGGGCGCGTCATACATCCTGCAGGAGTCAATGCAGTTCCCGCGTTTTGCCGATATGATCTTGCGCCACGTTGACGCGGTGTTGTATCGCGAGCCAACGAATGGCAGGTGGACAATAAAGCTGATTAGGAACGACTACGATCCAGCAAACCTGCCAATTCTGAACGAAACAAACATCATTGAAGTCCAAGAATTTGGCACAGACGTAAGCGGTGTTTTGCGTGACGTGGTGCGCATCAAATTTGCCGACCGCACCAAGCAATACAAAGAGTCTGTAGCGACTTTCCGTAATCCTGCAGTACGTGCAATTCAGGGGTACTCTTCGGCTGTCGAGTTGGACTTTCCGATGGTGCGTGATCCCGGCGTAGCGCAACGCATTGCCGAACGCGAAGCGCTGGGGTATTCGTATCCGTTACGCCGGTTACGAGTGACGGCAACACGGAAGGCAGCTAATTTACGTCCGGGTAGCGTGTTTCGATTCGTTTGGGCTGGGTACGACGTGGACGCAATTTTTCGCGTCACGTCAATTCGGCTTGGTTCGCCGGTTGATGGCGTGGTAATTGTCGAGGCGGTTGAGGATAAGTTTTCAATTGCCTCGACAACGATTGGCGCGCCACCGTTGCCGCCGCCACCGCCAGAAGACCCGCCACCACCTGAAGACCCACCAGATGATCCGCCGATTTAGATATGACCGAACGAGAAACACAACGTCGAATCGTTGACGCATTGCGCAAGGCTGGTTGCTTGGTGTGCGTCACCAGTAATCGGCGGCATACGGCGAACACGCCGGGGACGCCTGACCTGTTTGTGTGGCACGAGGGAAGGTGGACAGCGCTGGAAGTAAAATCGCCGAGCGGAAAACTTACAGCGAAGCAATCGGCGCTTACGGAGTCTGGCGCCGTTCACGTGGTGAGAAGCGTGGAAGATGCTTTGTTTATCGTGTTAGGATATTGGCAGACTCGGCAGTAGCAAGAGATTAACCGCCTAGACCTAGAAGGGATTGCTAACTACTGCTGAGTCAACTTTTTCGAGGGGCGTGTCGTGCAGGTAAACGAAGCCGGGCTGAAGCTAATCAAAAAATTCGAGGGCTTGCGCTTACGCGCCTACCGTTGCCCGGCTGGCGTCTGGACAATCGGCTATGGCCACACCAAGACGGCGAAGCGCGGGCAGGTCATCACGGAAGCCGAAGCTGACCGGCTGCTACGTGAAGATCTGCATGTTTTCGAGCGGGGTGTGCTGGATGCGCTTGGCGGCGCGCCGACGACCGAAAACCAATTCAGTGCAATGGTTAGCCTAGCGTTCAATATCGGTCTCGGTGCGTTTCGTAGATCGAAGGTTCTGGCTCTGCACAAAGCAGGGAAAACAGCCGAAGCCGCCCGTGCTTTCGCCAACTGGCGCAAGGCAGGCGGCAAGGTTTTGCCGGGGTTGGTGCGTCGGCGCGCGGCGGAAGCGAAGTTGTACCTGACGCCAGACAGTGAAAAAGCCCAGCCCGGTGGAAGCCAGGCTGGGCAACATCCAAGTAGTCCGGTTTAGGTCAATCCGGCAAGACAGGAATAGAGAGAGGCCGGCAGGGCATCACCAAGTGGCGGATCACGTTGTGCGATTGGTCGGCTGGAGACAATTCTATCGCATCGCGAATAGAACACCCCTCATCGGGCGGAGTGAACCGGATTTGTATATTCCCCGCCGGGAGCGCTTGAACGGCGTCACGCAAATAATCAACGTTGAGTACGCCAAACGCCGGGTAATCGCACTGTGCCGCTATCCTGACAGGCGAAAGAATAGTTTTGTCTTGAGCGGCGAAAGCTACGCAGCCGGGGCGAGTCCAGAAAAAGACGTTTCGGTTTTGGCGCGTGGTTTTCTGCCTGGCGTTCATCAGCGCCTTGAAGAATTCCGCCTTTTCGCAGCGCAGAGTGATCGAACCCTCTATCGGCGGGAAAACGTCAAAATAGTTTGGATAGCGCGCCTGAATCACAGGCATAGAGAAACCTGCCTTTTCGTACTGGATGACCGCCTCGGTGTCGCTGATAGTAATCTTGAAGATGGCGTTTGAGGCACGAGGAAGTTTCAGTTCGACGAGCTCTCTCGCGCTCAAAATGGCGGTTACCGGCTCCCGGCAATCGTATCCGTCGTCTGTCTCGAACAAAGCCAAGCGATAGCCGTCTGTGGCGACGGCACGAAACTTTCTGGGAGTTACATCCAAGAGAACGCCACTAAACGCCGGGCGACGCGGGTCGAAATCCCGCGACGCGGCGAATGCCGTAGATTTCAGCGCGCGATGAAAAACGTCAGCCCTGATAGCTAGTTGCATGACTCACCTCCGAAAAAAGCGTCAAGTCGGACGCCATCGCCGTCCAAGGTCACGTCCAGCGCGCAGAACAGGTCTGGGTACGGGTGATGCGTCCACTTGGCGTACTCGGATGCAAAATTCGTGCCCGGCAATTTGCCGTCGTGCATCCACAGCCGCGACGGCGGAAATCCTGGCGCCCATACGAAAAAGTCGGACGGTAGCTGTATCTGCCACTCGTCCGCACCAGATGGCAGGAAGAAGGCAATCGTGAACGAGACGTTGCCGTCGTAACACCACGCAACTTCTTCGCTGTCATAGTTTTTCAGGCAAACGTCTCGCTTGCTTGCCGCAAGCAGGGCTTCGGCAAGCGGATGAATAGGGAGCCCGAAGTGCTGTTGCCACTTGGCGATAAACTCTTGATGCGATATTTCCATTTTTTCTTCTCCTTTCGACAAAAAAAAAGCGCCATACTCGAAAGTATGGCGCGGGGTTGTTGTGACTACGGCAGCAGTAGCTCTGCCGCCGCGAAGTCATCGGCGTGCGCATCGCACGTCTCGCCGGGGGCGATGAACTTGATGTTGAGTCGTTGGCGTCGCTTATACCCGACGCCGAAGGAAGCTGCCACCCCTGGGCGAACGTAACCAACCCAGATGTCGTAGTGATTGCCGGCCATTTCGTAGACGGCTTTCAAGCCGTCTTCTGGGTTGGCCCGGCGCAAACATCCCTTGATTGCCCACGCCAGCCAGCCGTCGGCTGACTGGGAGGGGTCAAAGGTAAGGATTGTCTCGCCGGCGGCTTTCACTTGCCGCCAGACGCCAGCAGCCGGGAAAACAGTGTCTTCCGGCGCCCGTACGCGCGTAATCGGCGCGTAGGGTGAGTTGCTCGAAGTCCAAACGATGAAATCAATGAGTTCAGCCATTTTCTTTTCTCCTTTCTGGGTAAGGCGCCACGCCCGGAGACGTAGCGCCGGTGTTATCAGACGAACCGTTGCAGTCGGGTGACTGCAACAATCTGTCCATCCTGTCGGATAGCCGTCGGGCCGGTGTCGGGCGCTAGCACGTCCGGGCGGCGGACGTGCTGGGCGACCAGAGACGACACGATATAGACCTTGCCTTCTTCCGGGTCAGGCAAACCAATCACCTGCCCGAACCGGGTAGTGACGACAGGGACGCCGGCAAAGCCGGTGTCAATCTCTTGGGCTGAATCCAGCCGGGCGATGCGCCCGGACACCGGGATGGTGATCGGCTGCGCGCCGGACGGCTGAATCGTAATCGGATGCGGTGTGAGGTTGATTAGTTCCGTCATTTTTCTTCTCCTTTCGGCAAAAGGCGCGCCAGACGAGTGCCTGACGCGCCGGGTTGGAGGTCTAGACCAGCTTGATTCTTACCGGCTGGCCGTCTTCGGTTACCCACACCCGCGGGCAACCGGGGATTGCCTTCACAATTGCGTCTGTCACGCCGTATTGGGCGACGAACCGGCGGACTGCGTTACGTGACGCTGCGTAGCGGTCGCCGTATTCACGGGCGCGTCCCTGCAACTCCGCGCCGGACAGAACGCCAGGAACGTGCCCACGGCACAGAACGTGAAGCTGATAGCTACCAAACCGGGCAGGAACTTCAGAGGCCGGAATTTCAATCGTTTTCAGCGTTGTCGTCATCGTCGTCATTGCATTGCTCCTGCGTTTTAGGCCCGCCGGCCATTGAGTTGATTTGAACTTACACCTTCATGAACGTTTTGTCAAGGGAAAAGTTCCGGTTTTTTTTCTTTTTTTCTAAGGCGCGTCCGGCGGAACATACCGGACGCGCCGTGACAGGTTATTCAGTGCGAGATTTCAGGTCGTCTATGAGTTCCGAGATACGTTGGCGATCCATCCCGGATAGCCAGTCCACGACCCGCCCTGACCGCTCGCGCATCTTGGCGCCGAGCGCCTTATGTTCGGACGACATCCAGTCTGTACGAAACCCAGCCCGGCGCATCAAGGCGAGGGCATAAGAAACCTGCTTTTCGGTCGCCATCGGGATATTGTTTCTCATTGTCTGTCTCCTGCGTTTTAGGGCCGCCGCCCGTTGTGTTTGATTTTTTTTGTACATCATCATGAACGTTTTTGTCAAGGGGAAAGTTCGGATTTTTTCTCGAACCTTTCCCCTTGACGGTGCTGCTACCGGACAGCTTGCACCTTGACAACTCGGAGAGATTTCCGGTAGCAGGGTGCATGCCCATATTCCGCAAAGCACTTGCTGTAGTGGTCTGGTATGTCAGCCTCTACTACTATCAGGTAGCGCGCTCCACGCTCCCACAGGATTTTCCCTGCACGGAGGGCGCGCTCTGAACTAGCATAGACGTAGGTGTGCTCTGGAACATACCGCGTATAGCTGGGAACCGGGATGTAAGCTCTTACTTTCATTGTCTGTCTCCTGCGTTTTAGGGCCGCCGCCCATTAGGTAATTCGTTTTTACACCTACTAAAACGCTTTGTCAAGAAAAAAGTTTCAACTTTTTCTGCCTATGCGAAAAAAAAAGCGCCACACCCGAAAGCGTGGCGCATGTCCGACAGACAGGGCAACTATTTATGCGGAAGAATGCGGACAGGAATTATTCCGCTTTCTTCAAATTGAAGCATTAGCCAATAACCTGAACGTGCGTAGCCGACAAAGAGGTTGCAATTATCCCCGGACACCACTTCAACGGATTCTATTCCGTCATCCGGGATAGACCGTAGAACACGCCCCGTGGTTGCCAAAGCAAGCCAGCCGTCACGCGATTGGCTGGTGTCCAGTATATAGGTGACTTTCCGGCCGGACTCTTTCCGCCGCCAAATTCCAACCGCAGGCAAAATCGTGCCTTCAGGAATGAGCACACGTGTAACGGTCGTAGGCGTGGAAACCAAGTTGAGAGTCAAGAGCTGAGAATTTGCCATTGTTTTGCTCCTGCGTTTACGGCCCGCCGGCCATTGGTTGCTTCGTTTCTACACCTTCATAAACGGCTTGTCAAGAAAAAAGTTTCAACTTTTTCCGCTTGCACCGGGAGCCGGACTCAAACGATACTACCTTCGCCGGACAATCCGGCTATCTTCTTAATTAAGGAGGCTACAAAAGTGGCTGGACGATGGGAAAAGATTGCCGCCGCGCGGTCGGCGGAAGAGATGGAACACTTTGCACACTTGCGCCTGATAACGCGCGCCCTTGGCGTTTCGCACGAGGTACTAGCCGATAGGTTGGGGTTTGTTCGCCCGTTTGACGCGCAGGAAGCCTTACGTGGGCGTCGTGAGGTATCAGCGGACGAGATTGCCACTAAGCTGTTTGATGTATGGCAAGCGTCACGACAGAAGTACCTTGACGCGGCGCGTTACATGGATTCGCTCTTAGCTAGGGATGAGTCCACGCCAGATCAGGTCTAGCTGCTGGGCTGCCCAAGTCGCCGAAGGCGTGGTGTCTGCCAGCAGAAGCAGCCGCCACAGCCAATCGGCGGCGTGCGGGTGGGCGCGATACGTGGCTTCCCAGCGCGCCCGAAATGCCGCCACAGCGTCTCCCCCGTAGGCGTCCACTTCCGCCCACCAGCGCCAATACCAATCGCCAGACGGGTTTTCTTTTTCTTTGAGATAGCGTTCGAGTTCGTATTGCGCGTAGTGTTCGGACACTTCAGCCCGGCGGGCGATACTGTCGAGATAGGCTTGCAAAACCGGCTCTGGCTCGGACGCCTTCAGCCGGTCAACCGCCGCTTGGATTTGTTCACGGGTAAGCTTCACTTCAGCCTGTCCCCCGCTTTTCGTAATAGCAAAGACGCTGCCAGCCCCGCGTCCACAATCCGCCAGCCTGCGTTATCCTGTGTTACCTCAACCACTTTGGCGGCAATCAGTTCGGCAATCAGCTTGCCCTTGCTGGACGGGCGGAGGTACACGTCAGCGCTGTCAGGCGAGAGTCCGCGCTGCTCAATCAGGTACTGGCGCAGCGCGTTACGCGAGACAAACGGCGCGCCGTCAACAACCTGCTCGCCAGTTGCCCACCAAGCAGCCTCGATAGTCTCCACGTACGCTTCAAGTTTGCCTTCCTTGGTTTTTTTCTTCTTCTCTTCCGGCGTCCCGGCAGGCACGAGCACAGCCGATTCCATTGGTTCGCCGTCCTCGTCACGCCAAGTCTCCAGTACGACCGGTTCAAGGCGGGCATAGACCGGCGCGGCTTCGCGGGCGTCCTTAATTTTGACTTGTGCCAGTTCAAAGGTTTTCTGGTGATCGTCCAAAGGTGAAACCAGAAACTCGGCGTCCACCGCGCCGCGCCAAGCAGACGATCCGCGCCCACGGCGTTGGGCGTCTTGTCCCCAGCCTGTGTGGTGAACGAGAACCAGCGCGCAGCCCAGCCGATCAATCAACGCCGCACACGCCGTGAGCATTGTCTTCACGTCTCCCGCCGAATTCTCGTCACCGGCAAAAAACCGGTGCAACGTGTCAACAAACACAAGGTCTGGAACGAGTTGCGTAGCGTCAAGCTCGCGGAAGACCTTTTCCAGTCCAGCCGGGGTGTTCAGGTCACAGCCAGACGCGGTGACGCGCCCGCGCGTTGTCCATGCAAAATCGTCGTCTGGTATTTGGTGGTACTGCTGCCAAGCCGCGAGGCGCATCCTCAAGCCGTAGTGACCTTCTCCGGCAAGATAGAGCACCTGCCCGGCTGTTGTCCGGCAGCCGAACCACTCCCGACCGGTGACGACCGAGGCTGCCCAATCAATCGCCAAAAAGCTTTTGCCTGCGCCGCTTGGGCCAACAAGCAAATTCAAGGTCTTCGGACGAATCCACCGCTTGACCAGCCAACGGATAATATCCGGTTGGCGGGCAAAGTCTGCAAAAGAATACGACCACACTTCGGCTGGCGAGGGTATCAAGGCGGCGGTAATCAGCTTCACCAGATCGCCGCCTGCGAGCCGATAGTCATTGGCATCGTGCCCTGGCGTGGGCGGCATAACGACCGTAACGCCGTATTCAGCCGCGCATTGGGCGGCGTATCGCTGCCCCGTGCCGTTGGCGTCGTTGTCCGCAACAACAACAACGCGCTGCTTAGGACAAATCGCCTTGACTTGCGCCGTGACCGCCGGAAGGTTAGAGGCGGTAAAGGCAATAAAGCAGGGAAAGCCTGTTGTTTCGTAAACGGATGCGGCGGTGGCGAAGCCTTCGGCAATACATACGACCTTGGCGTTGTCAATCGCCCCCACCAGCCAGAAGCAGCCCTTTGTTCGCGCCCCGGCGTGAAACCGTTTCTCGCCGTCAGGCGTGACGTATTGCAGACTTGTCAGCGTGCCGGCCGAATCGTAAAGGGGGACGACCAGCCTGCCGTCGCTGGTGACGCGCGTGCCGTGAGGCTGGACGCCCTTACGCACAAGATAAGGATGGTCAGCCGAGGCAGGAGCGCAGGAATCCCAGATAGCGCGCACGACTTCCGCTGCCAAAGCGTATTCCGCTTCCGCTTCAGCTTCACGCTGGGCGATTGCCTGCTGGATACGTTCTTGGCACTTCTGACGCTCTTCCGCTGACAGTTCGCGCCCAATTTGGGCGACCCAGGTTTGCTGAATGCCGGCACGCCAGCAGCCGAATGCGCCCGCCGAGACGCCATCGCTAAACCCAACGTACCAGCCCGACTTGTCAGCTCGTCCTGGCGTTGCTGCAAAACGTCGCAGCCGCCCGTCGAGAATAACCCGACGTGGCGGCTCCAGTCCGGCGGCTGCAATCGCCCGGATAAGTTGCTCTTCCGGCGATAACGCTGTCTTCGGGATTGAATCCCCATCGCTCTCGCCACGAGTCAGAGGGCGTCCGCTGAAAAATTGCGTCAGGTCAGTCACGGCTGGCGTCTCCCCTGGTATCGTCTGCTACCGGCGGAACCGCCGTGAGATACCGCGTCAGGCGGAGCACCACGTCCGCCGACGGACGCTTGGCGCGCCCTTGGCGGATTTTCAACAGCGTGTTGTAGTGCAACCCGGTTGCCTTAGCGACCTGCTTCAGTCTTCTGTCCTGGAGGCAGGCACGGATAACGTCAAGGGAAAGCGCGTCGTTCATTTCCACTCCACTGTAACTTTTCTGCGATTAGGTGTTGACACCATACGATTGTGTGACTATAGTACACGCGCGCATTGTGCTTGACAAGCCGACAGCGCAAAAACAATCAGGAAAGGAGAGACCACAATGGTCACAATCAAGAGCACGCGCTCTCTTTCGCAGGAGAGCGGAGTAAAGGTACTTGTTTATGGGCAGGCTGGCGCGG